GACGTCGAAGAATACAGCATTGGCAACCGCAGCCTGACCAAGCTTTCCATTACCGATTTGATGAAGTGGCGCGATTATTACCACCAAGAAGTAACTAAAGAACGTCAGCAAGCTCGCGTCAGAAGTGGGAAACGTCCTGGCAATCTGGTTAAAGTTGAATTTCGGAGAGCAGGATGATTCAGGAAGCGATGTGGTGGCTCACTGACCGAGTGCATCGAACAGCACCAGAGAACCCAAGTCCAAAGCAGAAAAAACGTCGATATGACGGTGCGGCTGGTTCAAGATTCCTTGCAGACTTTATCGGTTCAACGACTTCAGCAGATGCCGAGCTGCAATACTCGCTCAGACGAATCAGAGACAGAGCGAGAGAACTTTGCAGGAATGACGACTATGCCAGACGTTATCTACAACTCATGTCGAGCAACGTCATTGGCGAACATGGCTTCCAGCTTCAATCTCGCGCCAGAAACCTCAATGAACCAAATGTTGACGAACTTGACAGTGCCGGAAACGCCATCATTGAGCGAGCGTTTAAACGTTGGGGCAAGCGATGCAGTGCAAGCCGCAAGCACTCTTGGCTAGACCTTCAACGGTTGGTGATTCAAGGACTTTGTCGAGATGGTGAAATTCTGATTCGCTTTGTTCGAGGCCAGCAATGGACGGATGGGCTAGCGTTGCAGATTCTTGAGCCGGATTTTTTGGATGAAGAATATTTCACCACTGAGCCAAAAGGTAGAAGAGTGGTGATGGGTGTGGAGTTGGACGAGTTCGACGCACCAGTAGCTTATTTTCTCAAGCTTGGCCAAGGCCATCCGTTCGATACGTTTGGACAAAGAAGAAGCGATAAAAGAACCAGAGTTGACGCCAGCGACATTCTACACATTTACCTACCGGACAGAGCGCAACAAACCAGAGGCGTTAGCTGGTTTGCGTCAGCCATGACGCGAATGCGGATTCTTTCAGGTTACGAAGAAGCCGAACTGATTGCTGCTCGAACCGCAGCCGCAAAGATGGGCTTCTTAGTTTCGCCAGACGGTGAAGGCTTCATTGGGGATGAGGCAGCAGACGGCAACCAGATTATGTCGGGCGAACCTGGAAGTATTCAGCAGCTTCCGGCTGGAATGCAGTTTCAAGAATGGAATCCTTCACACCCCACTTCAGCATATGCCGAATTCCACAAAGGCATTTTGCGAGGCATTGCCAGTGGACTTGGCATTTCTTACACAAGTCTCAGCAACAACCTCGAAGGCGTCAGCTACAGCAGCATTCGGCAAGGCGCACTCGAAGAGCGTGACCTCTACAGACAACTGCAAAGCTTCTTGATTCAGCATCTTTGCGAGCCTGTCGCGCAAGAGTGGCTGAAAATGTCGATGACAAGCGGCAGCATTCCGATTCCGATTACCAGATACGACAAGTTTTCTAACACCTTGGAATTCAGAGGCAGAGGCTTTTCTTGGGTTGATCCAGCAAAAGAGATCAGAGCAGAAGTCGAAGCAGTTAGAAATGGCTTTAAGTCACTGAATGACGTAGCGCGGCAATACGGGCGTGACGTCGAAGAAGTTTTTCAGCAAATGCAGAACGACAAGGCAATGGCGGAACGCTACGGAATCAGCCTAGCCTTTGAGCCGCTTGGTTCGCCTCATGGTCCTGTTGAGCCAGAGGTTGAATAGTGGCGGAAAACCACAAACCAACCGAGGGCATGATTTCCGAGGCAAACCGTGGCCTAGATTGGAGAAAAGAATTTGGACGAGGCGGAACGTCTGTCGGAATCGCCAGAGCAAGAGACATCAGCAACGGCAAGAGCCTACCACTGGCAACCGTCAAGCGGATGAAGTCCTTTTTTGCGAGGCATGAAGTAGACAAAAAAGCCGAAGGATTCAGACCAGGAGAAAAAGGTTATCCAAGCAACGGACGCATAGCTTGGGCGCTATGGGGTGGAGACGCTGGCAAAAGTTGGAGTGAGAAAATCGTCAACTCAGCAGAAAAACAAGAACGAGCAGAACCACTGACCGGAGCAGTTCAGGAAGGCTTAAAAAACAAGGCGGACGAACACAACGAGAAAGTTGGGGATGACGCAAGAAAACGAACAAACGCCAGAACGCTTGGGACGGTCTTTAGAAGAGGCGTTGGAGCCTACAAAACAAATCCAGCTTCTGTTAGGCCCAGCGTCAAAAGTCCAGAGCAATGGGCTTACGCCAGAGTCAATTCATTCCTCTACGTTTTACGAAATCTCAAATTCAGAAGCGGCAAGCACGATACCGATCTGCTGCCAGAAAAACATCCACTCTCAACCAAAGGAAGAGCAATGGATTTGACGAGTATGACTGAACGGCATGTCATTGACGTCGAAGAGACTAACGACGAATACATTGTGGCGTTTGCCAAAGCGGAACAAGTCGCAGAAGAACCAGAAGAAAGAGAATCTGAACAAGTCGAAACAAGAGACTTACCAGTTCAGACCCAATACCGAACCGGAAGCGTTCGGATGATGGATGACGAGTCAGACCGTCGAGTGATGATGTCGATTAGTTCAACAAATCCGGTTGAAAGAGAATTTGGTTACGAGGTGCTGGAACACAATGCCGGAAGCGTTGACATGGAATTCATGTCTTCAGGCAAAGCGCCACTTCTGCTTGACCATGACGCCAGACAGCAAATTGGAGTGGTTGAAAAGGCGTACATGGACAAGGACAAGCTTCGAGCGCAAGTGAGATTTAGCAAATCCGCAATGGCAGAAGAAGTCTACCGTGACGTTGTGGACGGTATTCGAGGCAATGTCTCAATCGGCTACCAGATTCAAGGCATGACGAAAGACGAGAACGGTTACAAAGACAAGCCTCTCTACAGAGTCAATATGTTTAAACCGCTCGAAGTGAGCATGGTTTCCATTCCTGCTGACTCCTCTGTTGGGGTAGGCAGATCCAAGCCGGAAATTTCCGGTAATGACAATTCTGCAATTCAGGAGAAAACAATGAGCGCAGAAGTAGTTCAAGAGCCGGTAAACACACGGCAACCAGAAGACCAACTGAAAGAGTACCGAAACCAATCCAGCCAGATTCTCGAACTTGGCAAGCGACACAACGAGTACGACTTGGCTTTCCGCGCACTTCAGGAAGAGAAAAGCCTAGCTGAATTCCAAGCCATGCTTTTAGAGAAGAAGACTTCCAAGCCAATCGATTTCTCAGTTGATGCCACACCAAAGGAAAAGCGCAACTACAGCTTGGTAAGAGCCATTCAAGCCGCAGATGCAAAGGATTGGAGCAAGGCCGGATTTGAACTCGAAGTCAGCAAGGAATTGGCGAAGAAACAATCTCGACAACCCAAAGGATTCTTTGTTCCTGACTTTGGCTGGCAGCAGACTCGAACTGTTTCAACGGCAACAGGCGCAACCTTTGGCGCAGGCTCAAACATTGTGCCGGAAGACTACCGAGGCGACCGATTCATTGATGCGCTGATTTCAACCAGTATTTTGGGGCAAGTAGGCGCAACCGTTCTGAACGGACTGCAAGGCAACGTGGCAATTCCAAAAATCAGCACCAGCACCGCAGCGGCATTCATTGCTGAGGGTGGCTCAGTTGGAAACAGTGAACCAGACTTTGCTCAAGTGACGATGACGCCAAAGTTGCTGGCTAACAAAGTAGCTGTGACTCGCGAGTTGATGATTCAGAGTGACCCAAGTGTGGAACAACTCATCAGAAACAACATGGTCCGAATTTTCTCGGCAAAAATCGACAACGTTGCTCTCAAAGGTGGAGGAAGTAATGAGCCAACCGGAATTCTAGGCACAAGCGGAATCGGTGACGTTTCTTCCGGTGGAACCTCTGGCAACGCGAATCTGAACTACGGAAACGTGGTCGATATTATGACCGAAGTTTCACAAGACAACGCTCTGCTGGGGAACCTGCGATGGGTAACACACCCAGCGGTTGTAGGCCGGCTGATGCAAACCTTGGTGGCTGCTAGCACAGACAGTCGAATGATTATGCCTGGGCCTGACAGTATGATGGGTTATCCGGTTGTTCAGACAACCCAAGCACCAAGTTCCTCGCCTTACTCGCTGATTTTCGGGAACTTTGCTGACTTGTATGTCGGTTTCTTCTCAGCACTGGATGTGCTGGTTGACCCATACGGTTCAGCAGGAACAGCAACGACCAATCTGTATTTTTATCAAGATATGGATTCTTTTCCTCTCC